GCTAAAAACCAAGCTCAATTAGATGCAAATGCAGCAACGGCAGAGCGTCGTAAACGTAATGCTTCAACTGTTTTGGCGTCTGCTACAGACAACCAAAAGAAAACAACTTTAGGCGGCTGATATGAGTGAGCTAGTAGCAAGGTTATGCAAACGCTTAAGCGAGCTTAAAGCAGCGCGAAACCGCTTAGAACCGCATTGGTCTGAGTGCTATCGCTATGCGGCCCCTGAGCGTCAGCAATCGTTTATAGGTGATGATGTAACAGATACACGTAAGACACAACGAGCTGAGCTATTAGATTCAACACTATCAGAAGCAACGCAATTACTTGTATCGAGCATCATTTCAGGAACCACGCCAGCTAATGCGCTGTGGTTTAAAGCTGTGCCGAATGGCGTGGATGATCCAGCCGAACTCACAGAAGGTGAGAAGTGGCTGGATGAGGTGTGTCAATTCATTTGGCGCAACATTCACGGGGCTAACTACGATAGTGAAATCTTTGATTTAGTTCTCGACTGTGTGGTTGCTGGTTGGGGCGTAATGTATGCCGATGTAGATCGTCATGCAGGTGGTGGCTATGTATTCCAGACATGGGATATCGGGCAATGCTATCTAGCTTCAACACGTCAAGACCAGAAAGTTGACACGCTCTATCGTGAATATGAAATGACGATGGCCGCGTTAGTCAATGAGTATGGCGAAAACAAGGTCAGTGAGAAGGTCCGCAACACTTACAAGTCAAAGCCAGATTGCAAGGTTAAGGTCTTGTGGGTAGTTGAGCCGCGTAAAACTGGCTACATCAAAGGTGATCGTCAGTTGATGCCAAAGGAAATGCCTTTTGCGTCATATCACGTTGAAGTTGATGAAAAAATTGTTCTTCGTGAGACGGGCTACAACGAATTTCCTTTTGTAATTCCACGCTTTAGAAAGATTCCAAATTCAGTTTATGGGACTGGTCAGGTCTCTATTGCTTTGCCAGACGCTAAAACAGCTAACAAGTTAATGCGTGACACCTTGCGTAGTGCCGAAATCTCAACTCTAGGCATGTATGCAGCCGTTGAGGATGGCACATTGAACCCTCGTACAGTGCGCTTAGGTGGCGGAAAAATTATTGTCGTTAATGATGTGAACTCATTAAAGCGCATTGATGACGGCAAGGGTTATCAAGTTGGCGTTGATTTGTTAGCTCATCTTCAAGGTGCAATCCGTAAAAAGATGATGGCAGATCAGTTGCAGCCTGCTGATGGTCCAGCAATGACAGCAACCGAAGTGCATGTACGTGTTGACTTAATTCGCCAGCAATTAGGGCCGCTGTATGGCCGTTGGCAAGCTGAATTATTAACACCTTTGTTAGAGCGTACTTTTGGGCTTGCGTATCGTGCTGGCGTGATTGGTGAAGCACCGGAAGAAATGCAGGGCCGCAATCTGTCATTCAAGTTTATTTCTGCTTTGGCTCGGTCACAGCAATTGGAAGAAGTCACAGCAATTGAGCGCTTCTTAGGTGGCTTAGCAGAAGTAGCAAAAATCGATCCATCAATCCTAGACAACGTAGACATGGATGCCGTAGCGCAAGTTTCAGGCATGGGCTTAGGTGTGCCTACAGCAATTCTACGTACTCAAGATCAGATCGATGCAATCCGTAAGCAGCGTCAGGAAGCACAGCAGCAAGCTGCACAACAAGAACAAGAACAGGCCCTAGCACAACCACTCGCAAACGCAGTCGGTAAAGGCCTTGAATCTGAATTAACTAGTGAGACACGACAATGATTAATGCCCTTTTTGTAGTTGCAGTTCTTGCCTTTATCGTGGCTGCTGCATTCGCCCTATCGTACAAAGCCAGTAAAGAAGAATGGCAGGAAAAGTATTGGGCTGAGAACCGCTTGCACTTAGATACCACCATTCAATTGTCTAAGTCGCAAGAGGAATTAGATAAAGCCAATTCACGTATTCAGCAGCTTGAAGAAAGCCTCCGCAACAAGGAACAGAAGCCCGAAGAAGTTGGAACTTTTGTTCAACACAGAGCATTACGCCCAGCAACTCCAGAGACATACCGAGTCGTGTTTGATCTGGATCTGAACGGGCAACGCATTCTTGAGCATCTGACCCAAAAGTATTGCCGCAATGCCTTCTCAAATACAGACCGTGAAACCAATTACAAGCTTGGTCAACAAAGTGTTGTGGCTGGAATCATCAATGAAATCAACAAAGCAAATGACCCAAATTACAGTGAGGTAGAGAACGATGCTTAATGAACAACAAGAGACAAACACAGAAAACGTTCAAGCAACTGAACAAACTCAAACAACACCTGTGGATACAGCAACGCCACCAGTTGAGAGCCAAACTCAAGAGCAGAAACAGCCAGAAGCTGAGACAGAAACCAAGCCAGATATTCCTGAATCTGCTGACGCTTACAAAGTGGAGTTGGAAGGCTTTGATTTCGATGCATTCAAATCTAATGAAGATAACAAAGCTTTTTTAGAAAGCGCTCATCAAGCTGGCGTAACCAATGAACAAATGGCTGTAGTGATGAAGGCTTACGAGCAGCACACATCCGTGCAAGTAGAAGCACTTCAACAGGATTGGGGTAACGACTACGAAGCTAACTTGCGCTTCGCCAATCAAGCAATTCAAGCGGCTGGTCTGCAAACAACAGATGTTGACTCTCCAACATTCGGTATTCGTCTAGCTGCCTACTTTGGCAAGGCATTACAAGAGGATATGCCGCCTCAAAACACCCAACAAAGCGGTGCCGAGAACATTCAAGAATTGACAGCATCAGAGGCGTACATGAATGAAAGTCATCCTGACCATAAGCGTGTTTATGCCCAAGTTCAAAGTTATTACCAAAAGACATATGGCTAGGGGGCTAACCAATGGCGAATGAAAATAAAATCACGGCAGCGTTTGTAATTCAGTATCACGATACTTATGAAATTGCAGCAATGCAAAATGAGTCTCGATTGCTGAAGACTGCTGTAAACCGTGGAAAAATTCAGGGTGAATCATTCACTATCAACGATATGGGACAGGTTGAAATGTCTCCATCTGGTAACCGTTTCGGTGATACCACTTGGACCATTCCGGATGCAGGTGTACGTACTGCTTTAATGGCAGATTATGACTTGTTCATCCCAATTGAAAGCCGTGATTTACCAAAACTTAAAGCTGTACCAACTGATAAATACATGAAGAACTTGATTAATGCGCGTAATCGCAAAATCGATGACATCATTTATCAAGCACTTGTTGGTGGCGTAACACGTACAACTGTAAACGATGCTGGTGTTAAATCTACTGGTACTGTGAATTTGCCGGCTGGTCAGATAATTCTTTCAGGCTTCGGAACTTTGAAACAGCAAATCATCAAGGCTAAATCAATTTTCCGTGCAAACGAATGTGATGAGCATAATGGTGAGACACTAAACATCATTTACACCGCTTCAATGCTTGAAGACATCTTAGGTGATACTACCTTAACTTCTGCTGATTTTATGGCGGTGAAGATGCTTCAAGAAGGTGCTGTGTCTGGTAAGTGGTTAGGTGTGAACTGGATCCCTTACGAAAAACTTAACAATGGCGCTGGTGGTGCTACCGAAAAACGCACGGTGATGTATACAAGCTCGGCCGTTCATTTTGGTGATGCTGATATTACTGGCTTCGACATCTCAAAACGTCCAGACAAAAAGAACATTTCACAAGTAGGTGGTGTTCATTCATTTGCGGCTGGTCGTGCAAACGAGCAAAAAGTAGTTGCTATTGATTACTTAGTGTAAGTGCTTTCACCCCACTGTTAGGGCAGGCGGTGGGGTGCTTTTTTTAACAAAGTAAATGTAGCGAAAGGAATAACAATGAGTAATGTTGAAGAGTTAAAAGAGGAGCTACTTGGACAGTTAGAATCAGTAGCGAACTTTATGCGTGGCATGGGGCTTGACCCAAGAATTCCAAATGATACTAAGCAAGCATTAAGCAAGCGCGCTCGTGATATTGATGAGTTGGTAGAAAAGTATTTGGAAGAATGATTTAACACCCAACAAAACACATCAAAACCCCGAAGAAACTATCCAAAAAGCTTCGGGGTTTTCTTATGTCTGTATCTAAAGTCACCATTTGCAATAATGCATTGAGCATGATTGGCGGGCAACAAATTGCAAGTTTTGAGGAAGATTCAAAATTAGCTCAAACATGCCGTAATATTTATGACACTACACGCTTATCCATACTGCGTTCACATCCTTGGTCTTGTGCCAAAAAACGGCAAATCTTATCTCCAATCTCTACATATCCAAGCTTCGGCTATGCTCATGCATTCCCACTACCTAGTGATTACGTCCTAATTATTTCAGCCAATACTGAACGTTATGAAGTCGAGAATCGATATATCTTGGCCGACACCGAAGCAGTCTACCTTGAATATGTTTTTGATAACGACAACGAGCAGACTTGGGATGCTATGTTGGTTGAAGCCATGACGTACAAAATGGCATCTAAGCTTTGTAAGCCAATCACAGGAAGTGATGCGGCTGGTCAATCTGCAGAAGCACAATTTCAATTTTTGATTAAGCAAGCACGTACCGTAAATGGTCAAGAGCGACCAAGCCAAGACGTTCAATACGCAGAATCAAGTTACTATTGGGAGCGCTTCTAATGAGACAGTGGATCCTAAAAAATAACCTGAGTTCTGGCGAGTTAAGCCCGTTACTTTGGACGCGCACAGATATTCAACAGTATGCAAACGGTGCTAAAAAGTTGCTTAATGCATTGCCTTTGGTTGAAGGTGGAGCAAAGAAAAGACCAGGCACAAAGTTCCGTTCTATTTTTGCAGGTGCATTACGTTTAATTCCGTTTATTGCAAACTCAGAAAACACCTATTTGCTCATTCTCGGTGTGTCTTCCCTCAAGGTTTACAACCCAAGAACTTATGCAGTTGTTTATGAAACTGTGACACCTTACAACACGGCCCAAAAAGTACGTGAAGTACAGTATGCACACACTAAATACCGCATGTATTTTGTACAAGGTGATACACCTGTACAGCGTTTACTTTGTTCTGCTGACTTTACTAACTGGCAATTTGCAGCTTTTACCTTTGGTGTGAACCCTAATGATGAGTTAGGCAGCACTCCAAACGTAGCTTTATCTCCATCCGGTACAGAAGTTGGGAAAGTTATTTCCTTAACTGCTTCATCGTTCCCAAACTGGTCTAATACTGAGACTTACTTAACTGGTGATCGGGTTATTCACAATAGTAAGACTTGGCGCGCAACTATTGATAATAAAGGGGTAGAGCCTACTGCTACTGCAACACAGTGGGAGGAAGTAACAAACGAAGCGGCAAACGTTTTTACACCTGCAAGTGTTGGATCAATTGTTGAGATTAATGGAGGACAAGTCAAAATCACGGAATATGTGGATCCATCCCGTGTGAACGGTGAAGTTTTGGTAAAACTTACATCCGATGTGCAGGCAATTGCTAAATCTTGGGTTTTAAAAAGTATCGCATTTAGTGCTGAGGCAGGCTATCCAAAGGCAGTGTGCTTCTTTAAACAGCGCTTAGTATTTGCCAATACGAAAACAAGCCCTAATCAGATGTGGTTTAG